CCACAAGACTCTCTGAACTTACCAGTCCAGAAAGACTTGTTACCATTAACTTTAAACCCAAAGGTTTCAAGTTTGGTAATCACTGAACGCACATACTCTACAGGGACGATAATATCGTCTCCGTAGATGCGCACCTGACCAACAAGGAGTTGAATGTCCTCCTTGGTCAGAGGCCGGTTGAGCTCGTATTGAATCCCCAGACAGACGATGACCAAAAAGACCATCGCCTCAACGGGGAAACAAAGAGCTGAACCCATAGATGCATACTTGGTTAGGTGTATAACACCATGGCCAGGTACATCAGCCTTCCTTGAACGAGTTGCATCCAAACCATCACGAAAGTGAGGGTAGTATGCACCAAGTTCTTGTACGAGCTGATTCGAGACACGATCGGATGCTTCACTCAAATCGAGCGTAGCGAGCTTCCCCGAAAGGGAGCCCTCTCTAGCCATTTCCTGATTAGGGACTTGGTCAGAGAATCCAACGAGCTTAGAAAGGTAGTCATGCCCTTCAATAGCTCGAACCAGGGATTCCAATATCCCCTGCTGCACATATTGCATGGCAGTAGGCTCAATTGCAATGATCCTGGGTGTCTTGAGCGTCTTAGGGACGGTTATTACCTTAACAGGCAATTCCGCTCCAGGTTCAACCAGGTCCACATCTGGAGAGTCACAGAAGTGACTCCAGCTAGGATACAAGAACTCCCCATGTGGGAAGTAGTATTCCAGCCGCTTGGGCCAACGGGTCTGATTGAACTTCGCGTTTCCGCGGAGTTTATCAGCTGTTGCCCCAGGTCCGTGTTTCGGGATGGTATGTCCTTCGTAGATATCTCTATCTACGATGCGGATCACGTCTTCCCAAATCAGAATGGCCATTTTCCGAAAATCTGATCTTTCGATCGGATCTAAGGAATGATCATTCTTGTGGACTTGGTATTCACACTCGAGGTACTGATCAATCGCATGCCTAACCCGCTCATCTGAGCAGGAGAGGCCAACCTTTCCAAAAAGCAACGTAAGTTGCCTAATGGAGTAGATTGCGTCGATTGAGGGTTCGTCGAGCAACCGACCAGTTGAGGAATCGAACACAAGACCCATCCAACCCTGCAAAAAAGCAGGGAGACGACTATGCTTGCTAGGTGAAAACCCAGGAAACATAGAGGGGTCTACCTTTCCAACTGAAAGGGCCTTTTGAAGGCCATCGCAAAAGGAAGGTAAGGTTATCGTTAAAAACGATAACCCCTCGTGTTCAACCCTCGTAGTGATTGTTTTCCAATCACTACTGGTGCTAGTGCAACATCTGGTTCCCAAATCATTGAGAACCTCACGCAGGAGTAACATATGGCTTTTCATCCGATCCTCGATTCATATCGGGGTAAAGGATCCATTGCCATGGCGTACGCCTGCCCGTTAATACTGTTCCAGGACTCAGTCCATGGTAGAGAGAGTTGTTAGTTCTCCCCACCAAGAAGCTGAGTAACCCTGGCACCAGAAGATGCAGTCAGATAGGCCGTGAGGCCGTCAATGATCTGCTTCTGCTCGGCCACCGTGTACCCCGTCTGGGGCACGTCAACCACCATGTACACGCTCATAGAATAGAGCGTGTTCGTGGAGGGCTGAAGTGGATCAGCAGCGATCTTCTTGTGATCAAGCCGAATGGTCCGTCGAGTCCGCTTCTTATATTCGGACGAGACAGACAACTTCACCGAACCGTCGTCCTTTTGAAAGGCTCCGGCATTAGGTGCAGAACTCACACGCGGAAGCGTCTGAGGAACGGCATTGATTGTAACAGTCTGCGGGTCGGCAAAAGCCATAGCGATTAGCTCCTTACGTTTGGAGTGAAAGCATGGAAGCTATCCACTCCGGTTGAACTTTACACCGGATGGTGCAAAGTGGCATTACTTTGCAGTTTTCAAAACTGCCGGTTACTCCGGGTAATGCCCAGAGCTCCCAATATGGCCCACTGCCTAGGATTCAAACTCCCAGGAAGTACGCCAAACCCAAATGGGTTAGCCGTTCGACGCTGCTTCACTACAGTAGTGAAGCTTTGGTTGAATACACCGTTGAACTTGGGGTATGTTTGAAACCCAATGTTTGACAGTGAATACAGGTCCGTGATGGTAACTCTTTCCATCATGTACCCGTACGGCATAACAAGCCCATCTGACCGGAACGCCTGGACGTTGTGCAAAACATCGCCCATATTGGAGAACCAGTCAGCGAGCCAGCTCCACGGAGTCAGATTCCAGAGTGTTTCAGGCGTAAGCCGAACTCCAAATAGCTTATTAGCTAGAGGGAGGAACCCTTCTAAACCGTTCCGAACATCGTTCGGTAGGTAGTAGGTGAAACATCCTGAAAACCATCGCTCAATCTTAATAGTTTGAGTTTTGGTCCTGGGTCCGAAGTATCTACCCGACAAGTGAATGTTGGTGTAGGTAACAGGATCAGGGTTCTTAGAACCCTCATTTGTTACCGTCACCGATTCAATTGTAGGGTAGTCATACCTCCTCTTGAGACGCTTACCAGAATTCCGGATATACTTCTCGATCTCCTCGTTAGAGTTGATCAAGGCATGTCCGGCCTTCTTAAAGTCATTGACAACTGGCTTGATTCCAAATTGGAGATTGAGGAACTCGTTTCCTGCGCTCTTATGCAGGTCTTGAATTCGCCCTTTCCCAAAGTCGGAACCGAGCATGCGAGGTAAACCCTCGCGTAGTTCGCCAATGAACGTCGCAAGATCAAACAGAGGATTCGTGGGAATCACCTTTGCAATTGCCGACGTCCCCAATGCATCCATTGTAACTGCACTGGATGTAGGGGCCGACGGAAACAAAGATGGTGTCACGTTTGCCGACCTAGCATAGAACTTACCATTGTAATGGTAGGATCCTACGCTAGGATTCGAGGTACTAGTGAAGACCGTTCCAAGAGCGGTATTGCCCAACCCTGTAAGGGGAGGGTCAACCCACTCATTGTAATAGTTCTTCTGTACCCTGAAGTCACCACCAATATCACGGTTGGTTTTCCCTAATTGGCGAAAATCATGCCCTGATGAGGTGATGAGCTTTTCGGCTACTCTGGCTGTATGATTACCCGATTTCACCGTGTCGCCAGTGATCCATTCCTTCCAAGGGAAGGAACGAACAGTGACTTCACGAGATTTCGGGGTCATGGAGGGAGCTCCTTTGGGATTCTTGCATGAACCTGACCATATCAATGTTTAATTGACTTAGGTCAGGGGTGTTGTGCTAAAGCACTGGGGAGGCCTTTCGGGG